AACATAACCCCAAATGGAACTGGAAGGGTTGTTTTTGGAACTGCTTGTTTGCCTAAAACTAATGCTTCATCTGGTTTGACTTTGAATTTTGACACTCATCAAAACTTTTTTGTTACTTTATCATCTGGCTCAAATTCATTAGCTAATCCAACAACAGAAGCATCTAATATTGGTCAAACTGGTGTTATCATATTTATACAACCATCAAGCAGTTCTGCGGGTACGGTATCTTTAGGAACAGATTATGAAACAGTTGGTGCGGGTGGTTTAAGTTTATCTTCAGCGAATAATGATTATGACGTTGTGCCTTACATAATTAAAGCCGACTCCTCAATTTTGCTAGGTACACCACAATTAAACTTTGGATAATTAAATGGTAAGTTCAGAATATTGGTTTGGAGCAGAAGCAAGTTTCTATAATGGTGTTGCTACACAGTCATTGCGATTTGATAGAGGGAGTAACACTTATTTAACTAGAACACCATCAAGTGCAAGTAATAGAAAAACTTTTACATTTAGTTGTTGGATAAAAAGAGCAAATTTTGCTTCATCTGTTCAAACATTGATAATTGCAAGACCTACTTCTACACCAAGCACAAGTATACAAATATTAGATACAAATAATATAAGGATTCAAGATACTGGCATAAGTATGGATTTAAGGTCATCAAGAGTTTTTAGGGATGTTTCTTCGTGGTATCATATTGTTGTTGCAGTTGATACTACACAATCAACATCATCAAATAGAGCAAAATTATATATTAATGGCTCACAAGAAACATCTTTTAGCACAGAAACATATCCAACCCAAGATGGAGATACTTTATTTAATAATACTAATCAACACGAGATAGGCGATATGTTATATAGTGGCACAACAAATTTTGATGGCTATATGGCTGAAGTTAACTTTGTAGATGGCACACAATTAACACCAACTTCATTTGGCGAAACTAAAAATGGTGTATGGATACCTAAAAAATATACTGGTTCTTATGGAACTAATGGTTTTAGATTACAATTTGACCAAACTGGAACTGGTAGTGCATCATCTAGTACAATAGGAGCAGACACTAGTGGTAATAACAATCACTTTACATCTAGTGGTATAGTCGCATCTGATTGTAATATGCCTGATAGTCCTGAGAATAATTTTGCTACACTTAATCCTTTATATGCAACTGAAAATGCAGTTTTTTCTGAGGGTAATCTTAGATTAGATTATAACTCTGGAACTTTTAATTCAGCAGGGTCAACTATAGCAACTGGAAGTATGAAATTTTATACAGAAGTTTTGCTTATTAACAGTACTGTAAACCCCGCTGAATCAAGTATTGGTATTTCAAATGCTGATAAATTTTCTTGGAATACAGATAATGCTCACTCAGCTACTGGTAATAATGGTGTACGATATCAAACTCAAAATGGAAATATAGAGAATGGTTATGGAACAAATGGTACTGGTGCTACTTTAACAAGTGGAGATATATTAGGAATTGCTTGCGACCCTATCAATGGAACTTTGGCTTATTATAAAAATGGCTCTCTACAAGATACAGTTAATATTGATACAGGTCTTTTTTATGCTATCACAATGAGTGATGCTTCAAGATTTACTAATGATGTTGATTTTGTGGTAAATTTTGGTCAAGATAGTACTTTTGCGGGGAATAAAACAAGTGGTTCAGCAAATGCACAAGATGAAAACTCAATAGGGGATTTTTATTATTCAGTTCCAAGTGGTTTTCTAGCATTATGTACAGCTAACTTACCTGAACCAACCATAAGTCCTAATGCTGATACACAAGCAGATGACCATTTTAATACAGTTCTTTTTAGTGGTACTGGCTCAAGTCCACTTTCAGTAACTGGAGTTGGTTTTCAACCTGATTGGCTTTGGTTAAAACGTAGGGATAATGCCACAAATGGACATCATATTTTATATGACTCAATTCGTGGTGGAACTAATGCTCTTCGAGCAAGTAGTAATACTGCTGAATCACAGTTTGGTGATATGGTTATAACTTTTGCATCAGATGGTTTTTCATTTACAGGAACAGATGGTTTGAATAACAGTAGTAGCTATAGTAATGTTGCTTGGAACTGGTTGGGAAATGGAACAACCCCAACAAAAACTTATAAAGTAGTTGTTGTATCAGATAGTGGCAATAAATACAGATTTAGAAATTCAGCAGATTCAGCAACATTTGCTCAAAGTGCAGTAACTTTGGAATTACAAGAGGGTGGTACATACACTTTTGATTTATCTGATAGTTCTGTAGATGGACACCCTATGAAATTTAGTACAACATCAAATGGCTCACATGGTGGCGGAAGCACATATTCAACTGGTGTTGTTTACAAATTAGATGGGGTAACAAAAACAGAAAGTGAATATGTCAGTGGATTTAATAGTGCAACAACAAGACAAATTATAATCACTGTAGCTAGTTCAGCCCCAGTATTATATTATTTTTGTCATTATCATAGTGGCATGGGTGGTCAAATAAACACTAACACAACACATGGCTCAACTAATTTTGATGGTTCTATTTTATCAGTTTCAAATCCAAACACAACATCAGGGTTTAGCATTGTGACGTATACTGGCAGTAGCAGTGGAAATAATGGAACAGCATCAACTATTGGACATGGATTAGGTATAAAACCTCAATGGATTTGGTTTATACCAAGAGATACTTTTGATGGCTGTGTATATCATAGTGGAGTAGCAAGTGATCCCGCAACTGATAAACTTCTATTAGCAACAGGAAGTGAAACTGATGCCAAAACTGGTGCATCTGATGATAGTGGTTTTTTTAATGATACAGAACCAACAACAACTGTTTTTTCTGTAGGCACAAGAAAACATTCAAATTCAAATGGTGGCATGGTTGCCTATTGTTTCGCAGAGGTAGAGTCCTACTCAAAGTTTGGCAGTTTTATTGGTAATGGCTCAACAGATGGTACGTTTGTCTTTACTGGATTTAGACCAGCTTGGATTATGACAAAAGAAACTTCAAACACAAGTACTTGGAACATTTATGATAATGTTCGTTCTGATGATAACCCAGCAACAGAACTTTTAATTGCTAATAGTTATAATGCTGAAGGTACAGGAACAGACATTGATATTGTTTCAAATGGTTTTAAAGTTAGAAGCACAAGTGGAAATATAAATACAAGTGGAAACAATTACATTTATATTGCATTTGCTCATATGCCGTTTAAATATGCACTTGCTAGGTGATTTATAGATAGGAGAAAATAATGGCTTATAAATATAAAGATAGATACCTAAAAGTTGGAAAGTCTTGGTCAGATGGTACTTATACACACCCTTATAATTGGGCAAGTGCTTGGAGTGCTGATGATTTAAAAAAATGGGGTGTAACTGTAGAGAAAGATGAAGATACAAGTTATGACGATAGATTTTACTTTGCAAAATCAATAGAACGTAAACTTGAAGATGAAAATGTAACCGATGAAGATGGTAAGGCAGTTATTGACCCTACTACTGGTAAACAAATGATTCAACGAGGTTTAAAATATCAATGGATAGAAAGAACTAAATCTACTGCTAATGGTTTGCTTACTGTGAGCGATTGGTATGTCACAAGAAAGTCTGAAACAGATACTGCAATTCCAAGTGATATTAGCAAGTATAGGACAGATGTTAGAACTGCAACAAAAACAATAGAAGATAAAATAAATGCCTGTAGTAAGTTGGCTGATTTTATAAAACTATTTGATACACCAGTTGATAAAGATGGCAACCCAACTGGTAATGCACCAATTTATGATTTTCCAGACGAGGTTTAAATGAGCAAACCGACCATTCAAAGTATTAATTTAAAACTTGAAAGACACTTGGCAGTGAGTGATGAAAGATGGAAAGAAGCTATACTTAGAATCAAAAGGTTAGAACATATTATGATTGGTACATCAGGAACAGCGATTGTGTTATTGATAGGTTTATTAGTGAGGTAAATTTGGTAGTTGCAGAAATTCTTACTGGTATTGCTCTAGTACAAAAATCAGTAGAGTTTATAAAAAGCAACATCAGTACAGCGAAAGATATAAAAGACATAGCCAAGCAGATTGATGGGTTCTTTGAGGGGGAAGAACACATGAATAAGAAGCAAGGCAAGGGCATGGGTATTGCTCAACAGTTTGGAATAGAATCAACTGCATCAGATTTTATAGATAGAAAGTTACTTGAGGAACAGCGATACGAGTTGAAGCTACTAATTGATAATCGATTTGGACATGGAACTTGGAATCAAATTCTTTCTGAAAGAGCCGATAAAATAAAACAAGCGAAAGAAGCACAAAGACAAGCTAAATTAGAAGCTAAGAAACAAAGAGAAGAAGTTTTTGAAGCAATTAAATGGGTAGCATTAACATTATTAGGTATAGGTGTAGTTGTATTAGTGCTTGTAATGGGTTTAAAAGCTTTTGCAGATGGTAAAATGTATAATGCACCTAAAGATTACACTTATCAACAAAAGGTCTGGCAAGGCAAAATAAAGCCAAAGAAATACACAACTTGTAGATTGAAAAAAAGGCTAACATCTAAATATACAAATAAAAAAGCGTGTATTTATGAGGGAAACAATAGAACTTATACAATGATGATTGAAACTTGGTGTCCAACTAAATACAAATGTGAAATAACAAAACTTAGTTCTGAAATGCCAAATATTGATAGTGTGATGGAAAGTTTAAGGAGCATAAAAGATTGATTACTGCATTTATGTTATATTGTGCTATGCAACCAGCAAAAATGAATATTGCACAAATTTATTTTAAATCGGTGAATGATTGTACTTATTATGCGGAAAAACTAAGTGGACAAGAGTTTATGTCTGTGAATGGCAATCAAACTTATGAATGTGTTTGTAAATTAGTTCCAAGTATTAACCCAGACAAAGTAAAGGTATATTGATGGAAAAAAAATTAGATACAAAAAAAATGTACGAAAAACCAGTAAATGTTAAAATAGATGAAAATAGTTTTGAATTATCTTTAAGAATATTAAGTAATGAATTTGTTGCAATAAAGATTGGTTCTACAAATTTTTCTGGTAAACTAATAGCGGGTGGTATTTTATTATTATTTTTTACTCTCATTTTATTAGAGGGTTTTGGTTTGAATGAGATATTGATGCAATGAATGTAGAAACTTTTTTGAAATGGAAAATACTACCAAGATTAATGATGCTTGTAAGCACTATAATGTCTTGGAGATGTGCAGAATGGTTTATGGCACTAGATGACCCTACAGCTTCACAATCAGCGTTTGTATCGGTTGTTATGGGGGTTATGACAGGTATATTTGGTATTTGGATAGGGCAAGAACATAAGGTGGAAAAATGAACTTAAATAAATTGCAAGAACAAATAATGTTTGAAGAAGGTGTAAAGTATGAAATTTATAATGACCATTTAGGTTATAAAAC